TTTCGCTAGTTTTTATTTTTTTTATCGTATGAAACTCAGGTTCACACTCACAAACCCGCAAGTCTTCGACAAGATCGCCAAGAACGTCGAGTTCGGCTACGCCCGCGGACTCACCCGCACCGCGCAGAAGGCGCAGGAGGACGTGGTCGAGGGACTGCGTGACGCGTTCACCCTGCGCGGTCGGTGGTGGGAGAAGAACAACAAGTACGGAATCAAGGTAACCCCCGCCAAACGGGACGAGCTCGAGGCGGCCGTCTGGACGCGGGCAAATTGGTTGGAGATTCACGAGGAGGGCGGACGCAAGGAACCGACGAAGTCCAGGAACCTCACCATCCCGACGAACAACGTGAAGCGCAACAAGCGCGACATCATCAAGAAGGCGCAACGTCCGCGGAACCTCAAGGGAAGTTTCGTCATTCGGGACGGCGGGACCAAACTATTTATGCAGAGATTCGGGAAGGGTAAGCGATCGTCGACGCGCGTGATGTACATCCTCGAGCCCGATGCCAACATCGAGAAGAAGGGGACGTTCCTCAAGGCGGCGGAAACGAGCGCGAAGAGGAACAGGGACAAGATCATCAGCAAGTCGATAAACGACGCACTCCGTACGATGCGGTGATATACTCGGGAGGATATGGAGGAAACCTTATACACAACCCACCAACTGGCGGAGGCGTTCAGTCTCACGCCTCAGGTCGTGACGAACAGATTGATCGAGGCGGGCGTCAAACCCGCCGACAAGGACGGACGGAAGAACCTCTACCGGTTGTCCGACATCGGGGACGTCCTCGGTGGCGGTACGATGGACGAGGCGAAACTGGCGAAACTGAGAGCGGAGGCGGCGCTCAAGGAGTTCGACCTCGCCGTGAAACGCAAAGAGTACGCGAGCGTGGCGGAGTTCACCGCTGTCGTATCGTCGATATTCTCACGTCTCCACAAACGCCTCGCGGTGCAGATGCCCGAGAGGATGTCCAAGAAGCTCGCAAAGAAGGATTCCGCCGAGATATCAAGGGCGCTCAAAGATGAGATCACAAAAGAATTCGACAATCTCCGAGGCGATTTCACGGAGTATCTCTGAGGGACTGGCGTCCGCCATCCCCGAGAAGGCGCTGACGGTCAGCGAATGGGCAGAGAAGTATAGGTTCGTCCCCGAAGAACGGGTGGCGAATCTTTCGCTTGCTGGTCGATGGTCGAACTCCGTCACTCCTTACCTTGTCGGCATAATGGACGCAGTGACGGAACCAGGGGTAAACGAGATAGTTTTCCTTAAAAGTTCACAATTAGGAGGTTCCGAGATGCTTTCAAATGTCATCGGATACTTCATCCATATGGACCCCGCCACCATCCTGTACGTTTGCGAGAACGAAGGGAAGGCGAGGGCGTGGTCGGTGGAATCGTTCGCCCCGATGATCCGCGACACTCCCGCTCTCTTCAAGATATTCGGAGATGCCAAGTCGAGAGACTCGTCGAATATGATTGAGGCGAAGGCGTTTCGTGGCGGTCATTTCGCATTGGCGTGGGCGACGTCTCCCGCGACCCTTTCGTCACGTCCCCGTCGTATCGTCCTCACGGATGAGACCGACGCGTTCGAGCCGACGAAGGAAGGCGACCCCATCAAACTCGCAGAGGCCAGGACGAAGACCGCGGGTGAGCATCGGAAGATAATCCACGTCACCACGCCGCGCGATATGGCTAACTCCCGCGTCTATCCTTTGTGGGAGGAATCCGACCGGTGCTATTACTCCGTCCCCTGTCCCGATTGCGGGGACTATCTGAACCTCACGTGGGGCAACGTCAAATGGGATGAGGGCGACCCGCTCGGTGCTTGGTACGTCTGCGAGCATTGCGGGGCTATCATCGAGGAAGACTCGAAACCCGAGATGCTGGCGAAAGGTGAATGGCGTTCGACCAATCCCGACTACAAAGGGCACAGGCGGGCGTTCTGGATCAACGAGCTGTACTCCCCGTTCTCCACGTGGGGAGAGATGGCGTCGGCGTTCCTCGAGGCTAAAAGATTTAAAGACACGCTGAAGGTTTTCGTCAACACGCGCCTCGCGCAGTTCTGGGAGGATGAGGACGGAGAGGAGGAAATCGACGTATCCGACGCCGAGGCGAAGCGGGAGGAATACACCGCCAAGGTCCCCGAGGGTGTGCTTGTGCTGACCGCAGGGGTGGACGTGCAGGACGACCGTCTCGAACTAGAGGTGGTCGGATGGGGTCGGGGTTTGGAATCGTGGAGCATAGACTACAAGACGGTCTACGGAAGCCCTGCCCTCGAGAGCGTCTGGGAGTCGCTCGCCGAGGTCTTAGACGGGATCTACACCGACGACCAGGGGCGGGAGTTCTCTATCTTGTGCGCAGGGATAGACTCGGGCGGACACCATACCGAGGCGGTCTACAAGTTTTGCAGGAAACACCAACGCAAGCGTTGGTTCGCGGTGAAGGGTGCGAACGTCTACGGTAAGCCCATCGTCTCGCCTCCGTCGATTGTCGGACGGGAGAGGGTTCGCCTCTTCACCGTCGGGACGGATACGGCGAAGGATCAGATATTCTCCTTCCTTCGGGTGGCGAAACCAGGGATGCCGGGTTACTGCCATTTCCCCGATTGGTACGAGGAGGACTATTTCAAGAAGTTATATTCCGAAAAGAAGATAACGAGATACCGGGCGGGGGGCGCCTCGAGGCAATGGGTCAAACTCACGCAGTCCACAAGGAACGAGGCGCTCGACTGCAGGGTCTACGCGACCGCGGCGAGGGTTATACTCAACCCCAATCTCGAAGCGTTGGCGGAAACCCTCGGTGTGAAGGGTGATAAAATAGAAGAGGAAACGATAGAAAACATACCGAATCCGAGAAGAATGAGACGATTCGGAGTGAGTTCCGCGGCGAATTGGAGATGATATGAATGAAATCAGATACGAACCGACCGAGCTCGCGCAGGGCGAATCGGTCAAATGGATAAGGCAGGCGGTCGATTATCCCGCCAACCTTTGGGATGCCCAGTACAGATTCCGCGCTTTGGGCGGTGACGGGTACGGAGCGGACGTGGACTGCACCGAGGACGGCGACTCCTTCGAGGCGGTGCTGACCTCGGCGCAATCCTCGCAGATGTCGACGGGAATGTACGAGGCACAGCTATGGGTCACGTCAAAATCGGACGCGACCGACGTCAGACAAATCGACTCGATAAGGGTCGAGGTGAGAAAGGGATTCGTCGAGGGCAATCTCGAGAGCGTGGACATCCGCTCGACGGCGAAGCAGATACTCGACGCCATCGACGCGATGCTGATCGGGAAGGCTACCGCCGACCAGATGGAGTTCACCATCGAGACGCAGGTCGGACGACGTGCGCTGAAAAGGATACCGATGGCGGAGCTGATACAGGCGCGGACATACTACGCGGGAGTCGTTGCGAGGGAGGACCAGGCGGAGCGCCTGCGCCGTCGCGGTGGATTCTTCAAAAACATTTACGTGAGGATGAGGGAAGATGGCTAAAACAACCGACCTGATAAAGGAATTGATAAAGGACACCGTCGGGAAGAGGGAACTCCCGATAATGCGCCGAAGATATTCGGCGGCTAAGGCGTCCCGTCTGAACTCCGACTGGTCGGCCACCCCGACATCGGAGAACTACGAACTGAGACTCTCGCTCCGCGCTCTGCGCGCAAGGGCGAGGGAGCAGGCGAGGAACAACGGGGTCTTCAAAAGATTCCTGACGAAAGCCCGCTCGAACATCATCGGTCAGGGGATACGTCTCCAATGCACCGCGAAGTTCGCCAAGGGGACACCCAATACAAAATTAAACTCGATGGTCGAGGATCTGTTCTCGGAATGGTCGGACCGTCGGAACTGCTCGATGTCTGAAAAGATATCCTTCTGGGATGCTCAGAGGATATTCGTCACAAGGCTATTGAGGGACGGCGAGGTATTGGTTCAGAAGGTGAACGGCGGACCGTGGGGATTCGCCCTCCATTTCATCGACGCGGACTATCTCGACGAAACCTATAACGAAATCAACAACGCCACCGGCAATCGAATCATTATGTCGGTCGAGGTCAACGAGTGGGGAAAACCCGTCGCCTATTGGCTGACACCGCCGAGACTAGACTATCTGTTCCAACCCGTGACGGAAAGAAGGGAGCGCGACAGGAAGCGCGTCCCCGCCGATCAGTTCATCCACGCGTTCCTGACCTACGACGACCCCGAGGCGACACGCGGGAAGACCGCGTTCCATTCGGCGCTGACCGCGGCGAAGGATGCCGAGGGATATAAGATCGGAGTCATCAGTTCGGCGAGAGCGGCGGCGTACTCCTTCGGGATGTTGCGTCCGCCGATGGACGACACCGAACAGTTCTACGGCGAAGGGACACAGGCTCCGATGGAGGTCGCACTCGAACCGCTGACCATCCAGGAGATTCCGCCCGGTTACGAGTTCGTGCAGTTCGACCCGAAACAACCTACACAGAATCACGCGCAGTTCTACCAGTCGATAATGCAGGACCTTGCGATGAGTCTCGACCTCCACTACTTCTCCCTCTCGGGTGATCTGTCGGCGGTCAACTATTCGAGCGCCCGTGTCGGACTGCTCGAGGAGCGCGACGTTTGGAAGGATTTGCAGAGGGTCGTGATAGATCAATTCTGTCGCGAGATTTTCAACGCGTGGCTGGAAGCGCAAATCCTCAGAGGAACGATATCACCGGGCGACGCTCAAGCGGTCAACCGTCCGACGTGGAGACCGAGGGGATGGCAATGGGTGGACCCGCAGAAGGAGGTCAAGGCGAAGGTCGAGGCTATCCAGGCGGGGCTCACAACGTACACAGCGACGCTCGCGGAACAGGGGATAGACCTAGAGGAGCATCTGCAGACGATAAAGGCTGAGAGGGACTTGGCGGCGTCGTACGACGTCGACCTGCTCGACCTCGGCGGAGAAAAGGAAGAGGCGACGCAAGCGCCGCCTCCCGTTCCAGACATCGAGGAAGATTAGACCCCGAACTGAAAAGCAATCTCAGACAACAGATCGAGCTCCTCTCTGCGGGAGCTCGTTCTGTACCATCTCTGCGGATTGAGTTCAAAGTGGACGATGCCGACCGACGGCATACGAACCCAAAGAGTTTTCTCCGAACCTTCGCGTTCGAGCGCTACGTGGGAATCGGTGACCGGTATCCATTTGAACCCCGCCTCGGTCAACGCGTCCAGCGCCTCCGCGCTCAGACTCTGTTCAAACTTCTCAAGACCTTTCCGCATATTCTCGCGATGGTCCATCTTCTGTCTCTCCGCCTCGTCGTGTATCTCCGCCTGGCGGATCTGCACAAATTCCTCGACCAATACTCTTAATTTGTCTGTGTTCATATTCTGCCTCCAAAGATTCGGCAGTTTTTTGTTTGGATCTGCCAACCGAGATTGTTATACCTGGCGCATATTGAAAGTCGCAACTGCGTTTTCAACCCAACGCACCTTGTCTTTCCACGTGCCGATTATTCTCATCGGAACCGTCTTGCCGGTGACCGTCTCGACAATCACCCGATAATCGCCAAGCGTGATGCTCTTGATTGTGCATCTGTTCGGCGTTCTTTCCGTGCGTGTGTATCTGGTCATTTTCGTCTGCCTCCGCGTATCGGCGCCCCGTTATGTAAGCAATACTAAACCTAGGTTTCTACATTGTCAACAACAAAATCGCATATTTTGAAAATAGTTTGTAACCTATTGAAACTAAAGGGTTTAGGAGTTAGTGCCAAACGGCACTACAGATTTAAAAATCACCGCTTGCAAATTATTGAAAACAAAGAAGTTACCGAGTTAGTGCCAAGTGCCATACTATAGGGAGTCGGCACTTCGCACTAACTCAAAATCCGACCATCCGAAAAGTGTTATAATCGCCCTCGAAACCTGCGGGTTTTTTGTGCTTATGACCGAGAAGAAAATCACCGGTAAGGTGTTCAAACGAACGGGGACTTTCGAGAGGGTGGATCAGGGCGACCGACGCGTCGACTTGGCATTCGCCTCGGACAAACCCATCGGTCACGAATTCGGAGCGCTTGTGCTTTCTATGGATGAGGCGGCCGTCAGGCTGGACCGTCTGAGAGCGGGTGCTCCTTTACTCGTGAACCACGACACGGACGACCAGGTCGGCGTCATCGAAGACGTCAGACTCGGAACGGACGGAGTCGCCAGGGCGACGGTTCGATTCTCCAAATCTGCGCGTGGCGAGGAAATCTATCAGGACGTGGTCGACGGAATCCGTCAGTCCGTCTCGGTGGGATTCGTCGTGCATCAGATCGAGGAGGTCAGGACCGCGGAAGGTGAGCGGTATTACCGCGCCACCGAATGGGAACCACTCGAGGTCTCGATAGTTTCCGTGCCCGCCGACTATTCGGTCGGCGTCGGTCGTTCGATGGACATCGACGAGGAGAAACAAATGAACAAAGAAGACAAGACCCTCGAAGAAGTCAAGGAGCTCCTGGCGTCAGTCAAGGAAATGCTCTCGGACGACACGAAGGGAGAGGATTACAAGGAAGTCGGAACCGAGGAAGAAATGACCGGGGAAGACGAAACCAAAGAGATTGCGCCTGAAGAAGAGGGCGAGATTACAACCGAAGAGGAAGAAGATATGGAAAACAAAAACAACCAGACCGCCAGCCGCGCCGCGGAGATGGTGGAACTCGGTCAGGTCTTCGGCGAGGTAGAACTCGCCCGCGATCTGGCCCTCCAGGGCAAAGGCGTAGAGGACCTCAAGTCCGCAATCGCCGAGAAGAGAGCGGCATCGACCGCCAAGGTTCAGAACGTCGCCCCTGCTGTTGAAGCAGTAAGGCAGAACGGAATCGGACCCGCTCACACCCCCGCGTTCAACGGACGCCTCAAAGCGTTCAAATCGGAGCGCGCCGCGTACAACAGCGGAAAGTTCCTGCAGGCAGTCCTCGGAAAAGACGAGGCCGCAATGCGTTACTGCAAAGAGCAGGGACTGATTCGCGCACACAGCGGAGAGGTGAACAGCACAGGCGGAGCGCTCGTGCCCACGGAGTTTGAAAACGCCATCATCGACCTTCGCGTCGAGTACGGTGTTTTCCGTGCGAACGCGAACGTCGTCCCGATGTCGTCAGACGTCAAGATCAGACCTCGCAGAAACTCGGGACTGACCGCCTACTTCGTCGGTTCCGGCGACGCTATCACCGAATCCGAGAAGACCTGGGACAACGTCTCGCTGGTCGCGAAGAAAGTCGGTGTGCTCGCAAAGTATGAGAGCGAACTGAACGAAGACGCGATCATCTCGATTGCCGACGACCTCGTGAACGAAATCGCCTACGCCTTCGCACAGAAGGAAGACGAGTGCGGATTCAACGGAGACGGAACCTCGACCTTCGGCGGAATCGTCGGAGTTCGTGAGAAGCTCAAAGGACTCTCTGGAACGATTGCGAACATCGCAGGACTCCAGGTCGCAAGCGGAAACGCCTACAGCGAAATCCTTCTCGCCGACCTTCAGGGTCTCATCGGCAGACTTCCCCAGTTCGCACGTCGTGCTGGTGGCAACAAGTTCTACTGCTCGCAACAGTTCTACGCGACGGTCCTCACCAAGCTCGCCCAGGCGGTCGGCGGTGTGACCTACTCGGAAATCTCGGGAGCCCTTCAGCCGACATTCTTCGGAGTGCCGGTCGAAATCACCGAGGTGATGCCGAGCGTCGAAGCTAACAGTCAGGTCTGCCTGCTCTACGGTAACCTGGCAATGGCGGCGATGATGGGTGACAGACGCGGCGTCGAGATTTCGATGAGCGACAGCCACAGCACCGACTTCGCGTCAGACGTGATGGCGGTCAGAGGAACGCAGAGATTCGACATCAACGTCCACGACGTCGGCAACGCAAGCGGAACCGCTTCGGAGCGACTCGGTGGACCAATCGTCGGACTCATCACAGCGGCGGCCTAACCAAGCGGGGGAGGACAACCTCCCCCGACTTTGAAAATCTCTAGAGAGGAATAGAAAAATGAAACAGTTACAAGCAATCAAGACTGTGTACATCACGAAGCCCGGCGCAATCGTTGACGACGCCGCCTTCACGACCGACACAATCGACACCAAAGGATTCAAGTCCGCCCGCATCGTGGTCGGACTTGGCGCTCTCGACATCGCTGTGGCCGCTATGAAAGTCCAGCAGTCGGACGCTTCTAATATGGCAAGCGCGACGGACATCTCAGGCGCAGACTTCTCAGTCTTGCCTTTGACCCTTCCGAGCGCGACGGATGACAACAAACTCTACGCGATCCACATCGACCTCAAAGGCAAGAAGAGATACCTCGACCTGACCTTGACGGGCGGTGATGGTTCCGCTGGAACCTATGCTGTCTCCTGGGTCGATCTCTACGACGCGGAAGAGTATCCGAACACCGCCGCAGAAAGAGGATTCGCTCAAGAAGCGTTTGTCTAATCTATGAAGCTCAGATTCTTGAAGAGTCAGGGATACAACGGAGAGATTGTCAGGGCGGGCTCGGTACGCTCTGACATCTCCGAGTTCTGGGCTCAGAGGTTCATCGAGCAGGGGATAGCGGTCGTCGAAGAGACACCGAAGAAGAAGACCGAACCGGTGAAAACCGAGACGGTTGAGACACCGAAGAAGAAGACGGCGAAGAGGAAGAAGTGATAGACACATCCGATCTCACGTTCCAATTCAGCACCAACGACTTCGCGCAGAAAGCGACCTTCACGGTCTCGGGAAACGCGATAGAGGCGAACGGGTGGTTGGATGAGCCGACAGGCGATTCGGGGATAACGGACATCAACGTCGAGGCGGTGATGCCGACATTCACAGGAATGACGACGGACCTCTCGGGAGTGACGAGAGGGGCGACGATGACGACGGAAGGGAAGACCTTCACGGTCGTTTTCGTGAGAAGCGCCGGGACGGGTGTCTCGGTCTGCTATTTGAAATAAACAATGAGCGAGCCCGCAATCAAAAGACAGGCGATAGTCGACGAACTAGTCGCTTTGTGCGAACTGATAACGACGGCGAACGGCTACAGGTCGAACGCGGGGTTGTCGGTCGGAGATTGGCAGTTGCATTGGCACGAGGCGGAACTCCCCGCCATCTCGGTCTGCGACGTCGAGGAAGACGTTCAGACGGATATCGTGGACGAGTTCATCGACATCTACAGATTGGCGGTTGTGATCCGCGTCCAGTTCGCCGCGGAGACCATACCGAGCGAGGCGCGGAAGGTAATCGCCGATGTGCTGAACGCCATCGGGACGAACCCGAGGCTTACGGTGGACGATGCACCTCTCGCGCACAAACTCGACGTGAGACGGACACAGCTCATACAGTCGGAAGATTCGCACCAGATAGGTGCAGGAGCAGTCGAGCTCGATATCTACTATTCGAGCGAGCGCTTCAGTTACACATAAACGAAGAGGAGAATACAAGACGATGGCAAACTTGACAGCAGTCAATGAGGAAATATTGAGAGACCTTGGCGTGATTGACACGCTCGGTGTCTATGAAAAAATTTGCAACATCGGCGGATATGGCGTTTCGGGCAATTACAGACCGACGCTCGATCTGAACGGATTGGATGCGGAGAAGAAGGCGGCGGTCGATAAAGTCATCGCTGATGGCCTTCCCTCGAAGTCCAGCACCTACACCAAGAAAAGCGAGGATAACTAACAATGCCAGGAACAGCTACAAATTTCTCAGTCACAACCATTAAAGCCGGGACACCCGGTCAACTCTGGGCAAACCTCGCGATTCCAGCCGCGAGTGGAAGACTCACGCTCGACACCGACGGAACACCTGACGCGACCGCCAACCCGAACGCCGTCCATCTCGGGATGACCAAGGAAGGCGCGACCTTCACGTTCAAGCCCTCGGTCGAAAACTACTACGCCGACGAATTCCGTTCGCCCATCAAGGCGGTCATTGCGGAAACCGAAGCGATGATCTCCGCGGAACTTCTACAGGTTGAAGACTTCACGGTATTGACACAGATCACCAAAGGGTTCGGAACCTACGCCACGGCGTCGGGATACAAACAGCTCACGATGGGCACGGGCACTTTGACCTACACCTCGCTCGCGCTCATCTGGCCGACCGAGGCAGACGAGACAAAGTTCGCAATCGCACATCTCTATAAGTGCTACAATGAATCCGGCATCGACGGTCTGACCATCGGTCGCCAGAATCAAGGCGGGCTCGCCGTATCCTTCCGCGGTCTCGACATCACGACCCGCGCCAAGGCAGACACCTTGGGTAACTATTGGATACAGATCCCCGCCTAATAAAAGGAGCGGATATCTAGTCAATGGCTAAGAACAAATCGGCGGCAGAACTTTATCGTTCACAGAAGGCGGAGCGTCCTATCATTGAGGTCGTCCCGCCTTCTGGCGTTATATTCAAATTCAGAAAACCTAGCCCTCTGAAGTTCGTTCTATCGAACGGACTGCCGACCTCGCTCGCGGGAGAGATGTCGACGAAGAAGGGCGCAAGGAAAGCGGCGGAGAAGGTGTCAGAGGACGATCTCATCGAGACACTCATCAGACTAAGGGACCTCGTAATCGACCTCTCCGTCGAGCCCAAGCTCGTCTTGGGCGAACCATCAAATGCAGATGAACTGTCGGTCGACGAGGTCGACGATGAGGACCTGACCTATTTCATCAACTGGGTCGCGTCGGGAGGTACGGGCGGGGAGAACCTCGCCACCTTTCGTAACGGACCCGAACCGGATGCTGTGGCTGAGTCTTACAGGTCGCAACTTCGGGAAGAGACCGAGCGAAATACTCGGGATTGAGAACGAGATAGTCGCGCTCGACTTCGACCTCGCATGCACCTTGAGACTTTTGGAGCATGACAACGACGCGGAGACGGACAGGTTCAAGATACTTGCTAAAATGCTCGGGGCGGAGATCGGTGACAGCGAACCGATCGAAGAAAACGTTATTACTGTTTAAGGTGGGACTATGGCTAACGACGCCTCGATGATATTCAGAATCAAGGGAGACGCCTCCCACGTCAAGAGGGAACTCTCGACGCTGGGCGTGTCCGCATCCCGTACGGTGGGAACGCTCGGGAAAGGGCTCACGGGAGCCCTGCAGGGCAATTTCTCGGCGCTCTCCGGTGGCATCTCGTCCGTGACGGGCGGTCTGTCGATGCTCGGTCCCAAGGGGATGATAGCGTCGGCGGCGATTGGCGCCATCGCAGGAGCGGCGACCGCCGCGACGGGGGCGCTGTTTGCACTCACCAAGGAAGCGGCCGCCTACGGTTCGCAGATATCCGATCTCACAGACAAGACGGGACTCGGCGCGGAAGCGTTGACCTCGCTCGACTACGCGGCGAAGCTATCGGGTTCGAGTATCGACGATGTAGGGACCGCCGTCACCAAATTCAACAAGCTCGTCGGCGAGGCGGCGCAAGGTTCCGACGAGGCTGTAAAGAAACTCGAGCAGTTCGGACTCACTCCACGCGAGGCGATGGAAGACCTTCAAGGTTCGCTTGGTAAGGTCTTCAAACGCATCCAGGCACTTCCCACAGTACAGCAACGGACCACGGCGGCGATGGACGCGTTCGGCAAATCGGGCGCCAAACTTCTCCCAGTAATCGCCACGATGAACGGAGACTTCGACGGACTCATCGCCAAGGCGAAGGAACTCGGTGTCACGTTCGACGATGCGGCGGCGCAGGAGATGGACAGGTTCGACGATATGCTCGTCCAGGTCGGGATGCAGTTCGACGGACTCAATCGTACAATCGGCATCGAGTTTCTCCCGATGTTTATGGAGATGGCGACGGAGTTCTCTAATTTCATAAAAGAAAACAAGGAAGATTTAAAATCCCTAGCGTCGGATTTCAGCGGATTCGTCCGACTCACGATGAAGGGATTGAAAGAAATCGCCCAATTCATCAAAGAGAACCAAACGGTTTGGAATATGATAAAAGGGCTAATGCCCGCAGTTGGTGCCGCCTCCGCAGTTTTGACTTTGGGTCGAGGATTCAATCAAGCCGCCCCCGCCATTTCATCTGGCGGAAACGCAGAGCAGAGTGATAAACGAATCAAGGAAATCGAAGGGGAGATAGAGCAGGAAGTCCAACTTCGGGAAGCGGCCGAGACCCGACGTCTGAAAGCAATCAGAGAAACTCAGCGGATGGAGGTTGATGCCGCGCGTGAAGGTTATCAGCAGAGATATCGTGACTTGCTGAACAGTTACAAAATCGGTGAAATCACAACCGACGAGTTTAAAAAGCGAGAAGCTAGAAACATCTCCACATTGCAGGCGACCCTTTTGACGGTATTGGCTCGACAGAGAGCGATGGATCTCACCAATACGGAAATCACTCTTCAGGAAAAATACAACCTTGAGATGAAGTATCAGCAGGATGTCGCGGCTGTTCAAGAGGAAGGATTCCAGTCTGCGAGAAAAGTCGCGGATATGGTTTTGCAGTCAGACAAATTGGCGGCTGAAAGAAGGATTGCGATTGCCCGCGGAAGTTACGATACGATGCAGAGAAACATTGCGGACGCGCTGAACAAGCAGATTCTGCAAGAAAAAATAGCTTACGAGAAAGGACTGCAGAACGCCAAACAAACGGCAGAGAATATCGCACGTCTGCAAAAGAACGCAATCTCGGCGCAGATAACAGACCTCGATCGTTTGATTGAGGCGCTTCGTCAAGAAGGCGCAACGCGCGAGGAGATAGCAACGGCTGAGCAGGAAATCGCCAGACTGAGACGACAGCAAGACGTTCTCACCCCTCTTGAACGCGAGCTCGAAAAACTCCAGCAAATCAAAGCAGAGAAGCAGGAGCTCCGCGATCTTGAGCGCGAACTGCAGGCGGCGATGTTCGACGCACAACAGCAGGCGCTCCAATACAGGATAGAAGACCTCGAAAACGCAATCGCCAAGGGTGTCAGCAGTAAGATTGAGAAAGAGATGCTTTTGGAATTGACCAGATTGCGCCAAGAGGCGGCGCAGTTGACGCTCCAACGCAGGCTCAAAGAACTAGAAGACGAAAAGCAGGCGGCGCTTGAGCGGGTCAAAGACAAGGAAAACGAGGAAAAGCAGAAGGCGGCAATCGAAGACCTTTATCGGGTAAGGAGAGAGATAGCAGAAAAGGAGTTTCAGCAAAGACTGAAAGCAATCCGCGAGCAAGGCGAGCAAGGTGCGACAGCGACCACCGGGGGATTTTTTGGCAGTTTCAATAAATGGCTTCAAGAAGGCAGAAAGAGTCTGGATAATTTCCAGGGCGTGATGGCGGGTTTCGGCGACATCCTCTTCAAGGCGTTTATGCAGATACAGGAAGGACTCGCCGCCGCCCTCGAGCAATGGGTTCTGACGGGTGAGACGGGCCCCGCCGTTATGAAGAAGATACTCGCGGCGACATTGGCGACGATGGCGAAGGATATGGCTTTGAAAGCGATGTACTACACCGCCCTCGGTTTCGGTCTTCTAGCAATCAAGGATTTTCAAGGAGCGGGAAAGGCATTTACAGCCGCCGCCCTTTTCGGCGGAGGTGCCGCCGCCGCCGCTTTCGCAGGACGCGCTCTAGCCGGTGACAACTTCAAAAAGGAATCAAACAGAGAATCGGTCTCGGGTCGCCAGTCGAACAACACGGGAACGCAAGGGCAGGCGTTCAGCTCAATGCAAGATCAGACCGTCGACGTGAACCGCGCCGACAGTTTCGGTTCGATCCGTAACGAGACCGTGCTCGTGGTCAAGGACAAATCGGGAATGTTCTCGAAACTCTTCCAGGTGGAGATGGAGAAGAACTCGCGCGTGAGACAGACGATAATGAGGACGGCGTAATGGCACAGCAGACGAGGAATCCGACCTCGGACACATCGGTCACAGGGACGTGGAGCGGGTCGGCATCGAGCCGTTACACGCTCGTCGACGACTATCCCGACCAAGGGACGGACACGTTGACGCTGACGGGATTCTCGGGTGGTGAGATAGATTTCGGATTCTCCGCCTTCACGGTTCCTGGTGGTTCGATTATCAACTACGTCGCGGTGCAGTACTACGACGCGACACCGAGCGACGGATTGACCCCGCAGGCGGGAGCCAGGCTCTCGACCGAAGAGGAGACTCCGCACGTCCTTATCACCAACCCGACGTTCAGGGAGGCGAGATGGTACAAGAACCCATCGGATAACCTTCTCTGGACCGTATCCTCGGTCAATGCTCTGACTAGTTTCGGCATACATTCACCAAATGCAAATCCAGGCGTGACGGTCTATTCGATTCAAATCATCGTCGACTACACACCGCCACCGGTCAGAGATCAAGTCTTCCTCGAGACGTTGCTAAGGAACACGGTCTGGACCAAACTCTCGCTTTACGACTTTGAGCAGGAATCGGCGGGAGCACTCTCGACCATAGCGGAGAAGACGGGACAGTACGCCCAAAACGACGAGGCGAGCGATTACAGAGACTTCGTCGGTCAGACAGGCGAGAAGGCAGAGGTGGCACCGTTCGGTCTGAACGGTCGGAACGTCCTGAGATTCAAGTCCACAACGACGACTAGATATATCAAGACCGTCGAGACGGGAGGTATTAGCCCGAACGTCACATTCGCCGAGGCGGTCGTGGTCTGCAAATATGACGGGGCATTGTTCACGGGAGGCGACCCGGTCCTTCTGTCGAATCACGGATCTGGTGCGACGCTGAAGGGCGACGATACCACCGACGACTTTCTAACCACAGCGACGACGTATCAGCGGGATTGGCAGACGACCACAGGAACGCCCGCACCGATGAACGAATGGGGCGTCGTCCGAATCTCGGGTTCTTTCAATTTCCTTGAGGGTTCCAACCAAATTACCATCGGCGATTCGTTCGACGGGACGGGTGAGGAGTGGAAGGGCGACATCGCGGAGATAATGCTCTTCACAAGTGCGCTGACATCGACCGAGCGGAAACAGGTTCAATTCTATAATCAGTTAAAATGGGGTTTATTGGGTATGAGCACCGTCAATTTTCCAGACCCGACGATAACGGGCATAGACTACGCGAGATATTACGAGGTCCCCGCGGACTATTCGGAGGTCACGTACACCAACGATTACGAGGACGGCGGTCGCAGTTTCAACCAGTCGGGGACACCGCCGAAGAGATGGGAGATAGAGTTCACCGGACTCGACCCCGACGAGGCGGAGATATTCGACATCTTCCACGACCTCGTCAAGATGGTCGGGACGTTCGACTTTACCGACCCCGCGAGCGTGACCTATTCGGACGTCCGCGTGGAGTCGTACGAAAGGAACCACACGGGACACCGCTCGTGGATCAACACGGTGAGATTCACCTTGACGCAGTACCCGGTCTAACCTTATGG